CGGGTCGATAACCGTACCGACCAGCGGGGCCAAAGCCTGCATCAACTCCACAGCCTGCCGTTTCCGAACCGTGTCGTTGATCGGCTGAGTCGAACCAGCCTCCACACTGAAATCAAACTCGCCAACAATATCGTCCCGCGTGTAAGTAACAAACATGTCCTGAGGGCCACGGGTAGAAACCCGGGCCATCTGCTCACCGGTCATAAACTGTTGCATGACCTGAACCACACGGCGCGCCACATGGGCGATAGCGAGTTCCACGATAGCCAACTTCTCAGCAACCCGCGAGTTGCCCGCATCAGCGATAATCGACGCTTCCGTCGCTGTGCGACGAATCTCCGGCATCTGACCACGCGCGTACTCTGACACGCCTGATACTGTGTTGATGTCCTCTTCGATGATCGCAGAGAAGTTGTACACGTCAGCCGACAGCGGGGTTTGCGGCATCGGGATGACAACCTCCGACAGCGGCTTATTCTCGTCCACCACCGGCACCAACCGGCCGTCCTCATCCGATTCCAACGCCTCCCGACCCTCCGGGCCGAACGACCTCTCATGGAACAAGTATTTGCGAGCATACCGTTTACGGGCGTTCACCAACTGGGAACGCGTCATGTCCAACTCCAACTGTAACGACTCAATACTTTCCAAGTCACCCATCGGGTAGAAGTAGTCGGGCACATCGTAGTTGCGCAGCATCACAAACGGCTGACCGTACGCGTACGGCATCGCAGTAGGATCGACCAAAAACTCGTCGCCCGACTGGGGCACCACCGCCATAGTGTTGTTCTCTATATCGTAGAACTCAAACACCACTGTACGCTCTTCCTCAATCAGGAACTCTTCGCGCTCCTGACGGTCAGTGGGGGCAAACATCGGGTTGAGCAGCGAATCGGCGGTCAGGTTCTTCCGCGCCGACGCCTTATACCGCTTGTCCTTCTTGGCCTCCTCCAACGGGCGCACCACCCGCTGCGCTATCCACTGGGCGTCCTCAATGCACGTCGCCTCAGGGTCCACGAATATGTCGAACGGGGAGACGCGGTCCACGAACGGCTGATCCTCCACAACGGTCATAGCCGTAGTGGGCACATCGGCTGCTATACGCTCGTTATCCGGCAACTCGCCCGCTATCAGCGGCTCCTCCTGAGCGAAAGCGTTCATCTCCCGCACGGCGGTTTGGAGCATCTCGTCCCGCTCCGGTTCCCCCAGCGTGCGCTCCTGCTCAACGAACTTCCAACCCACCTTTATCCAACCATGGCCGAAAATCAGGAAATCCTTAACACACCGTTGGAACGGCTTGCGGAAATCGTGATGACGCCACATATAGTTGATAATCGCCTCAACGAACGTGGCCCGATCCTGATTCTCCTCCTTGTTCGGAGAAACCACCACTTTCGGGTAGTTCACCGAAACCGACGGGGCGATCACATTCACCGTGCTGAAAGCCAGATTCACGGCCACCAAATCCTGACTGGCAGTGGTACGCGGCCAATGCTTCCCCCGGTACAGGTCGTTCATGCGACGCCACAGATCGTCATAGCCCATTTCGTCGCGCCAACGCGCCGCGCCTTCCAACTTGCGTTGGATCAACTCATATTTCTCAGCGCGGGTCTTACGAGCCATCAGAAGTATGCTTTCTCCGGTAGACGCTCAATGTTACGGCCCTGCGCTAGAGCGTTCTGCTCCGTCTTACGCCCCCGCTCCTCCCGGCTCAAATGCTGCTCATCGGGCGGTAACGTGGCACGATACCCGCGTCCCGTTGAGAACCGGATACCCAACAGCCGCTGACGACGCTCCCACAACTCGTCAATCTCAGCGCAGGAAAGCGCCCCACGGCGCTCCGCCACATAGTCGCGGAACTCACCGTAGGACGCCTCCCGGGGGAGGACTGCCACGGCTAAGGACGCTTGGTGTGCGGAGAAGCGTTATGACCCTTCAGATCCGGCTGCGGCTTGGCAGGCTCAACCTGTCCAGTCACGCCATGCTGGTTGAAAGGAGTTACCCGCGGTGAGTTCTCACCGTAATCGCCAGTAAACTGGGCGTACTTCGGGTCACCGAATCGCTGCTTCGGAGAGTTCGGAGCAGTTGTTTCCCAAATCGGGTTAGCCGACACGGAACTGCCGCGCTCCATCTTGTTGTTCTGACCCTTCGGGCCGTCCACTGTTTCGGTGCCGCTGGTAAACGACACAAAGTTCTTAGCCATGAAACCTCCAATAGTCTCTGTTAGGTAAGATCAGACTGTCCCACGCACCGTGTGCTGCCCGATTCGCAAATCCGGATCATCGTCCGATTTCACCATCCGGGCGAACCAATCCACAGTCCAATAATCGTCCACTACCGGTGCGAACTCGGGCATAAACGCATACTGGCGCATCTCATTAGCCAACGCCAACGCCATAACCCGATCATCATGCGGAGAACCCCCCATAGAACCCCGCTCACTACGAACGTACGTCCTCAACTCGGCCAAAGTGTACCGATCATGGACCCGCATCTCCCCGGCCCGCAACGCCATGCCCAAATCGTCAATCAACAACGGTTTCGTCGTACGCGTCGTCTTCCACCCAAACTCCTGCGACACCTTCGTGGTCGAACGGTTCAACAGCCGTTTCCGGAACAGATTCGGATGCCCCATATGTCTCAACTGGGTGATAGTCGTCAACCCGTGGTTGTTCGACTCCACACACGTCAGGGCATCATTGTACCACAAAGCGAGCATGTAAACTTCGTGGGCCAACGTGTCGGGGGGAATGTGGCCGTGCCATACAGCAACCTGTTCGCCCGCTCGCACGTCCAACACTTGCGCGCACGAGTAGTCGCCGTGGACGAGTCCCTCCGCGGTATCCACCCCCATACAATACGCCCGTCCACGAACGGGTTCACGCCAAACTGTGAGCATCCTTGCGCCATTCCACTACCCGCTTGTGCGGCTCCCATAAATACCCGGCCTGTCCCTCTTCGACAAACGCGTTCATCTGCTCCAACACGTCCAAATCGAACACCGGGTTACCCGACTTGATAAACGCCTCCTCAGGCGTCGTCGGATACTCCTGAGCCAACTGCCACGGCAACATCGACTCCCGCTTCGACTCGTACCATGTGTCATCCCGGTCCTCCGTAGCGGACCACGGGAAAAACATGGGAGCGAACCGGTTATTACCAGTCTGTGACCCCACCCACAGTTCGTGAAAAAAGTTACCAGACCCGTTAGCGGTAGACAGGCCGATGATACGGCCCCCCACGTCAGCGACCGGTTCTATAGAAGCCCACGCTTCCTCAGGGTTCGGAAGGAACGCCCATTCGTCAACCACAACCAGCGAAGCCGACTCACCACGAGCAGGATCGGATGCTGAAGGCATCGAAGTAACCATGCTGCCGTTATCGAACGCCATCTTCTGCTGATGATCCACCAACGACTGCGGTCCACGCTCCAACATCCAATCCGGCATGTGCTGAAACCCGTACTTAGACTTGCGCAGCAGCAGAACCGACTCTCGCTCCGTACGCGACAGGTCAACAATGTTCTGATCGGCGTGAAAAAACGCCAACCAAAACTGGTGGGCAGCCACCAGAGTCGTCCAACCGATCTGACGGGCCTTCAAAGTCAGACTGTACCGATGCTCATCCCAGTGATCCAACGCGTTCGACTGGGCGTGACGCAACTTGAACAGAATCTTCCCGAACGCCGGATGGGCAATATGCCAATAGTTCTCCAGAAAGTACCGCTCATCGGACGTGCAACGGCGCCATTCGGCCTCACGTTGCAGTTCAGTCAGACGGCCCATTTGCTACACCTCAATGAAAATGCACTCACCGGGGCACTCCTCCGCTGATTCGATCACGGCTTCAGCCAACTCATCCGACACTGCCGCCATCCCCTCAGCCATCTGATAAGCAGGCTCACCCTTGCCACCATCCGGCCCAGCAATCGACTTCCAATGTTCTTCCTTAACATAAGCCAACCCGTCGTCAGCCATCTCGAAAATATCCGGGCAAATCTCGGCACA